GCCGTGTTGATCAGCTCGGCGTGCTGGAATTCGCCAGGCGCAGCCGCCGTGACGATCTTCCCCTGATTGTTCGTATTCCCGTAGTTGCGCTGATTTTTGAGCGGATAGGAGCGATTTGGCTCGAAGGTGTGGCCGCTATGCGACGCGTTTATTTCGTTGAGTTCCCGGACCGCGTACTGGGCTTTAAAGCCCGGTCCAGCTTGTCCAGGGACGCTAACGGCTGTTCGGTTTCCTCGGCCTTGATCCGCCGCATTTGGTTGAACCTCTGCATGAATTCGAACCCCTTGCGGAGTTCCTCCCGGGTTGGCGCTTTCGGTTTCTGGTCCATTGGTTACTCCTTCAGAGGTTGGCACGTTTTCAGCCGTGGGAGTGGCTTCCTGAGCCTGGCTTTGTACCGTAATAGGCTTGGCATTGGTACCGGCAGCAGCGACCATCGCCCGCGCCACTCCCGCGCTGCGCGAAGACCTGACGGGCGTATCCATGGCCCCGATCGCCGCGCGCACGAAACGCGGGCTATAGAGCAGCCGCGCGAGCAGGTTGCCGCCGATCGCATAGCCAGTGCCCAGGATCGGATGCAAGAGAATCATCGTGCCCATGGCCGACAGATGGCCCACCTTGGCCGTGCCGGAGGAGTTCTCTACTTTGGCCGCGTCCTTGGCCGCCTGGAAGAATTTGTCGAGATCCGCGATATGGTCAGGCGTCTTGAAGAGAATCCGCTTGGTGGCATCGCCCAGGTTCTGCCAGTCCGCGTAGAGCTTGGCTGCGTGATCGAACTTCCCGGCTTCGGTGGCCTTGTCCATAGCGCCGTCAATCCAGGCGCGCCCGACCTCCGCCATTTGATCGGGCGCCAACTTCTGGACATTGCGCAAGAAGTCGATGTTCCCGTCATGCGGAGCGACCATCTGGTTGTAGAGCTTGACCGGCTCCGCCTTGAACTGATCCACCAGGTCGATTGCCTGATACTTCTGAGCCGTGTTCGCCCGGCCGGCTTTGAGCGCCGCCAGCGCTTCCGTGCCGCCGCCCTCGCGCACGGCTTTGTCGATGTCGCTTTGCAGCTGCTCAATCGAAGAGGCCGCGAGCGCGCCCGCGTCATTGGTGACGCCGCCCGTCAGCGTGTTCTTGCGGAGCACGTCTTTCAGCGCGCCTAGATTCTTTTCAGCGACGGAGGCTGGCACGAAGCGCGGCCCGTTGACCAGATCCTCAACCGCCATTTGCGCGGGTGCGTACTGCTGCTGGCCGAGCCGGGTCTGCCGTTGCAGTTGTTCGAGGACCGGCTTAAAGCGCGCCTGATACTCGCCCATATCGACCGGCAGCGGAACATTCTCGGTTTTGAGAACGTCGCGCGAGACATCCTGCATGACCGGTTCAGTGCGCGTTGCCGGCTTGCCGCTGGCATCGACGACGCCCGGAACCGGAACTTCGCGCGTGCCCACCTGCATCGGGACGGTTTTCTGTACCGTCCCGGCTGGAACGGGCTTAGACGATTCCGGCTTGTTCTCGATTTCCTGCAGCGCCGCGTACTCCTGCCCCGCCTTGGTGTTCGCCCCCTTGATGGCCGCGACGCCCTGATCGAAGACGGCCCGGCCGGCTGCTTCCGCCGTTTGCGGATTCGTGGACCCTTCGATGGGAGCAGCGCCGTCCGGTACGGTATTCTCCAGCGCCAGGTCGCGGCCCTTCTGAGCGAACCAATCGTTACGTGCTTGGATCGCGTGCCGGATCGGAGCCCCGGCGCCTGGAATGCTGCCCGAGATTTCCTGCGCGCTGCGGATTACGGGATTCTGCGTCACCGCCGCCGCATCGAGCGGAGCGCCATGCGCGAGCGCCCAATCGACGGCTGCTTTCTCGACCGGACTGCCACTGCGCGGCAGCAGCGCGGCCGGTTTCAGGCGGTCGACGCCGGCATTAGCCGCATCGAGGACGCGTCCGCCCACCTCCGTATGCGCCGCGCCAGGCACCGCCAGCCCCGCCACGTCGCCGCCCAGCTCCGCGTATTCGTTAGGCACGCCCGCCGCTTTCAAAGTGCCTTCGGTGAGATCGCTCGCACCCGTGCCGAGAGCCAGCGCAGCGGCCGTTTCAAGCGGAGCCCCGACGCCACTCGCTGCAATTGCGGGAGAAGCGACCTTCATGCCGCCCCGGATGATTTGCGAAGCGCCGCCAGCTTTAGCGCGCAAACCCGGCTCCGTCATGCGCTCGGCACCGTGAACGATCTGCACGGCACCCGTCCCCGGAGCCGCGATTTGATTAGCGATGCCCGCGCCAGGTGAGCCCGGCGTGGCTTGCGTGCCAGCCGTCACGACAGGCGCGCCGCCGTAGGGATTCGTCGGCCGCTGGACCGAGTCGCCGGCCGCCGCCTCGTCCATGGATTTGCCGATTCGAGCCAGCGCCGCCGCGCGCATTTGCGCTCCAGCGTCCGGAGGCGCGCCGCCCGGAGCTTGATCGCCCACACCGTAGCGCCGCGCGAGTTCCGTCACGATCGCCGCCTTGTCGGGAGGCAGTGAGGGCAAACGATTGTAGAGTTCCTGGATGATCGCGGCTTGGTCTGCCATTTATTTCCCTAGCTGCTTGAGCAGGTCGTCCGTGGACATGTGCTGCAGCCCGGCATTCGGCTTGGCGGGAGCAGCCGGAGGCGCAGCCGCGCCAGGCGCAGCGGGTTCAACGTAGCCTTCCGGCAAAGCATTCTGCTGCTGAAGCAGGTTCATGGTCTTCTTGTCGAAGAATTCGTGCGCCGGAAAGACCGTTCCGCCAGAGCCGGTTTTGTACTTCTGATAGGTCGCCTCGAACTGCGACTTCATCAGGGTTTCCAGTTCGTTGATCGCCTGGGAGCGGATACCCGGCCGCGACGAGTTCAACTCCTGCTTGTACTCTTTCGCCTCACCCTCGTTGAGCGCCCCATGTTTCACTAGGTAACCGAATTCGTCCGTGATGGCGCGCGCATCCGTAGCGGTGGGCGTGTTGGCTTCGGTGCTGACGCCCACCGCCGCGCCAGGCGAAAAGCCTTCGGCCTGGGAGTTTGCCTTGTAGGAGGCAATGTGTCCCATGATGCGCGTGATACTGCCGATCTTGTCGGCGTCACCCTTGGTTTTGAAATCCTGCTTCGTGTCGTAGAGCGCTTGCGAGAGACTGCCGTTTTTCTCAAAAGCCCCCGCCGTGATCAGCTCGCGGTCCTTGGGCGGATAACGCGAGAGCGCCTGAAATCCGATATCTCCACGGGAGAGCGCGAGCGCCGTGGGCTTCAATGCCGCTGGCAGGTCTTCAAAAGGCGTCGACGTACCGAGCCCGGCTTCGCGATTGGCGCGCGCCTGTTCGACCGCCAGGCGAGCGCGTTGGAGAGACAGCTCCACGCCCTGGTAGGCTTGCGTGTTCGCCGCCGTGGCTTTGCCGCGCCGGTCCGCCGCGATTTCAGCGGGCGTCATGCCCATCTGCAAGACTGCGTTGTCGCCCAAACCCTTGACCTTCGCCTGGAGATCAGGAGGCAGCGCCGCCAGCGCAGCGGCTTTCTGTTCGGGAGCCGCGAGCGCGTAGTTTGTCAGCGCCGTCTTGATAGCCTTGTCTGCCTCCGCTGCGTCCGCCTTCTTAGTGTTTAGTGCGAGTTCCCCCGTTGCGGCCGTGCCGCGCGCCGCCGCGCCTTGCGCCGCCAGGGTTTCGTTGCTGAGTTTCTGCTGTGCGGGACTCGCCGCGATGAGATGATCGGCCAACTGCTGGGTGAGCGCGCGCGCCGTCTGCGTTCCGTTTTGCGCATCGGCTTGCTGCGCTTGCTGGAGCTCCTGGATAATCGGCGTGACGACGCCCGGATCGAGCGCTTTCGCTGCCAGCGCGTGAGTGGCTTGCGCGAGGAGAACGTTCGGGTCGTAGCCCGCTGCCTTGACCGTCGCCCCGACACTACCTCCGAAGTCCGCTTGATCGGTCGCTACCTTGGTGCGCGCCGTCGCCAGATCGGCGGCCGCTTTGGCGTTTTCGTTGATGCCTTTCATGACGCCCGGAATTGCCGCGCCGTGGCCGCCGAGCGCTAGCGCGTTTTGCAGCTTGTCCGAATCGAAAGACGGCGCGGCCCCGTTTGCGCCAGGAACCAGCGCGTTCTTGTACGCTTCGTTGATCGCCGTAGTTTGATCGAGCTGCCGCTGCCTGTCCTGGAGTTCGAGCGCGCCCGATTGCAGCTGCTGCTGGTTGATCTGTTTCTGCTGGGCGAGGTTTTGCAGGTTTTGAAACTTCGCCGCGACGCCCAGCGGATCGGCTTGCGCGACCGGCTGGAATTGGAGAACGCTGGTGTCGAGTGCCATGAATTATTCCTCTAGAGAGCCGTCCGCGTAATTGCCGGCATTGCTCGGAGCCTTGTACCCGGAGGAGTTGAGATTTTGCTGGAGCCCGGCCAACGTCGCGAGATTGCCCACGTTGGACAAGGAGCTCGCCTGGGCATTCGCCGCGCCCGTGATGCCGCCCGCTTGCGCGCTGGCCGCGCTGGTCGCCTCGTTGTTCTGGTTGTTGGTGCCCGTGAGCGTCGTATTTGCGACGTTGGACGCCGCCGCCGTTCCGGCCCCTGCCAGCGTCGAATTGGCCGAAAGCCCGGCATTCGCGAGACCAGCCAGGTTGTTGTAGTTATCCTGCCGCGTCGTCACATAGCGGTTGTAGGCATTGTTGTACTCATTGTTGGCGTAGTCGGAGGCAAACTGCACGCCCGCTTTGAGCGCGCCGCCCGAGCCCACGCTGCCGCCGGCCGCTTCGGCGCGTTCAAGCGCTTGCTGGCCCTGCTGCAAATTAAAGTCGTAGCCCGGATCTTGCGCGAGCACCTGCTGCGCGGTGGGCGTCGAATTGAACTCGCCGCCCGTCGCCGTGCCAGCCGCCAACTGCGCCAGCGCTCCGGTGCCGGCTTGCTGATACGGCGCCTCGGAATTGACGGTGTTTCCGTAAACGTCCTTGGTGAAGTTCAGCGAGTTGTCCGTCGCGGTTTTGTCATTCGCCGCCGCTTGCGTCGCGGCCGTCGATTCGATGTTCGCCGCCTGTTTGATCGCGCTCGCTTGCTTGCCGCCGCCGATCAGGCCGGTGATCGCGCTGATGCCCGCGCCCGCGAGTAGAGATGCCATGGTCTATAAGTCCTTTGGTCTTTCGAGATCGAACAAAACTAAATCCTTCAGTTCGCCGCCGCGCCGCAGCGCGTTCATCAAGCGCCCGCATTGGCGCAGACCGCAACGCAGCGCGTACTTCCGCGCCGCGCGATTGTCGTCGGCGATGAGACAGAACAGCTTCTCGGCTGGAAGGTTCGCCCACACCCAGGCGAAGAACTCGAGCGCCGCGCGCTTGGCGCGCACGCCCCAGGCCTGCGGCAGCAGCGCGACATGCACTTCCCACAAAATGCGGTTCACCGGGTTGACCGAGAACAGCCCCAGCAGCTCGTCGCCGTCATAGGCCAGCACGTGAAAAGTCGTGTCGCCCATCGCCGGCCAGAAATTCTCAGCGTCTGGATAGTAGTCGTCGGCGAGCCAGCCATAGAGCCGCGGATCGGTCCAGACGGAGGCGACCAGCTCCGGGTTCAGCGTGCGCTCAAAACGCATCAGTGAATTTGCAGCGGAGCGCCGCTGCTGAACTGCGCGACCCATTGATTAGCAAAAAAGTTGAAGACCGCGAGCACCGCCGCATCGCAGTCCGCGTCCGGAACGACCGTGCCGGACGCGCCCGCCGCCGTGTTGCCGGCATCCGCCAGGATGGCCGCTTGCGAAATCAGACCCGGAGCGACAAAGCCCGCAATCGCTAGCGGGTTAGTGAGGATCGCGTTGGCATAGATAAGCCGGTTGGCGTGATTCGCCACGCCCGCCGCCTCCGTCGTGATGATGAAGCTACAGAGCGCCAGCAGCGACCCCATGACCTGCTGCTGAAACGGAAGGCTCAGCACCAGCTGAGCCTGTTGAATACGTGTGGAAGCCATTTTTGTCCTTAAAAACTACGCCGGATAAAAACCAGTGACGATGAAAATCTGAGCGCCTGCCGCAATCGATCCGCCCGCCGATTGGACAGTGACAACGCTCGTGCCCTGCTGGCCATATCCAGGCGCGCCGGCGTTGAAATTCACCACGTTCGAAGCGCCCGCCGCCGTGGCGTTTACAGGCAGACTAAAGGCCACATTGGCCGGAGCGCTCAGAGTGAAGCGAGCGGTGAAAGTGAAGAAGACGATCGAACCAATCCTCAGAAAGAGGTGCGCGTCGTAGGTTAAAGACGACAATGTGCCCGCGCTCGGCGTGGCCGTGGGCGTCCAGTTTTGCCACGCGCCCAACGTCCCAAGAATCGGGACACTGATGGTGAATCCGCTCGCTTGCAATTGAGCAAATATCGCGCTTGACGCAGAACTGCGGAGCTCAAGAAGGTCGGCATCTATATAAATCCCGTTGTTTGAGTTCCCAGCGCCCGCTATCACGATTCCTGGATCAGTGTTTTGTACGCCTGGGCATAATGCCAGCAAGGCAGCCGTGCCGGAGGCGGAAAGCTGAGCCGAGCTGCTGTCCAGCTTGGCGAGGCCGTTGCTCGAATAAATCGTGCCGACATTCAACAGGTGCGCGGCTTCGATATCCCAGCCGGTTCCATTCCATTGCACCTCGAACGCCTGATTGACGTTTGGCAGCAGGACGGACGTGGCCCCGTTCACCAAATTGGGGCTAGCCGACACGGTGATCGTATGTGTGGTCGAGTCGATGCGCTTGAGCTTCAGCACCATCGTTTGCGCCGTCGAGAGGCCCGTTGGCAACGTTTCGGTGATGTTGTTGCTGGTGGCGTCCAGCCGCAAGAAGTAATCGTTGATCGTGGCCGTATCGGTCGACGCCGTGACAGTGCGGACGGGTTGAATCATGGCTGAGGAAAGCGTGACTTTCAGGTTTCCGTTTTGATCGGCTTGCAGCGCGACCATCTGCCCGCTCGTGGGCGTGGGCGCGGAGGTGGTGTATTTCGCGCCGACCAACGTGTCGGAGGTGGGAGCCGTCGCGAGGTCCGTGCCGACGCTCGGATTCGTCGCCGTGATCGAGCCGCTAATCGGAATCGCAGTGCCGCCAGAGACGCCCTGGATGCTGAGGACGTCGGCGGAAGAGGTGCCCGCCGTGCCGATCGCCGGCTGTTTGGCCGCCGTGCTCGCGCCCGTGGGCAGCGGCAGCGAAACCGCGCTGATCGGCTGCGTGACGCCCGAGCCGTCGACGAGTATCCGGCCGCTCGACAGCACGATCGGAGTCCCGGCCGAATCGAACAGCGTGACCGGCTGCTTCGTCGTGCCGGTGGGATCGACGCGCAGCGGAGCCGCCGCGGTCCCTAGTTCCGTGCCGGTTTCAGAGCGCAGGTTTACATGCGCGGCGCGCTTCTCGGTGATACGCAAGGAGCCAGACTCGCCGGAAGCGACCGCCCCGAGCGAATCGTCGAAGACGCCCGCGATCGGCGTGACCGGGCTGGCGCCTTCGCTGAACGCCGTTTCGTCGGGAATGGTGGGAAAGTACGCCATGCGTTAATGCAGCTTCCAGCTCAGTGCAGTTTCCAAATGGTCCCGTTCCATTGCAGATCGACGGACCAGCCCGGCAGCAGCAGCACCGCCGTCGCCGCGTCGTCGATCGTTTGCCCGTTGCCGTCGATCGTGACCGTGTTCAAAGTGGCGTCGATCTTCGAGACCACGTGATACTCGCCCAGCACCAGGCGCGCCGCAGGCGGCAGCGTGACCGTGATAGCGCCGCCCGTCGCGTCGCAATCCACATCGAAATCGGCATAGACGATGGAGGTGTCCGCCGTCACCGTGCGCGTGGCAAAAACCGTGTGATACGTTTCGAGCGCCTCAACGGCAGCTTGCAAATTTGTGATCTGCAGCGTATGCAGGTTCTGCGTCGATTGCAGGTTCGTAACGGCCGTTTGAAGCGCCGCGATCGCCGCTTCCGCCGCAGCTTGCGCCGTTTGCACCGCGAGCATTTGCGCTTGCAGCGTTGCGATGTTCGCCTGATCGGTGGCCACCAGCGCCGCGAGCGCCGCCAGTTGCGCTTCGAGATCGGTCACCGCCGCCGAGGACGCCTGAATCTCGTTAAACCAGCGCAGCCACTCGGGCGCAATGATGCGATTGACCTGCACCAGCGCCGACTGATACGAAGGCTTGTTTGGACGCTGGACCGCCATTTAAGTGCCCGGTACCGCGTCGAGATCGGCCGCGACGAGCGAGGCGTCCACGGGTTCTGAACAGATCACGCGGAACGAGCGGTTATTCGAGCGCCCGTTTTGCGACCACTTGGCGAGACGCATGTAATCGCCGATCTTCCCCATGGAAACGCTCTGCTCGCTCGACCAGGTCTTTCCGCCGTCGTTAGAACGCTGCATGATCATTTGCGGGTTCGTGCCGTCGCCGGCCGGAACGCCGTCGGCCGGAATCGCGGTCGAGGTGCCCCCGCTGCTCAGCGTGATCCACCCATCGCTCTCATCCTGGTTGCCCGCCGAATCGAAGCTGTCCGAGAAGCTGAGCGTCGCCGATACGGGCGGGTTCGTGAAATCGACGCCCGCCGCCGAAAGGTCGCTCGGAAGCGGCTGCGGAACGATAGCGCCATCTTCGATGGTCCAAGCTCCGATAGAGAGCGTCATCGTCGCGGGCGTCGAGCCCGTCACCGTGACGTTGCCAGGCGGTTGCCATCCGCTGAGGCTTGCATCCGTCGAGCCATTGAACGTAATAACGCCAAACCCGCCATCCGCCGCCGTGATTTTCCAGGTGTCCGAGGAGGTGACCAGAATGGGCGGATTGAAAACCAAAACGTCGGTATCCGACACGTCCGTCGTGAACGGATAAGGCCCATGCACCACGCTGTTTGCCGTGATCGAGAGGCTGAACGTGCCAGTCGCCTCCGAGTTCGGCCCGGCCGTGATCGAAGCCAGCAGCCAGGGACTGGTCTCGGAGCTTGCGCCGCCGTTGGTGAAATGCTGATTCTGGCCGACCGTGGGGAAATCGGGACTGTCGAGAAAATACATCTCGCCCGTGGGAAGCGACGGAGGAACCGGTCCGTCGAGCCCGACGCCCACGTCCATGAGCAAGCGCAGCTCGCCGTAAAACACGAACTTGCCGCCATTCGCCAGGTCAGGCGAAGCGCGCAGCCGCCGGATGGCCGCGCCCGCGTCGGTTTTGTAGCTCATCGACTGCTCGTAAATCGTGCCCGAGCGCCAGTCGCCCACCAGGTGCTTGCCGAAGACGAACATGTGCGTGCGCGCCAGATCCGCCATGTACTGGCCGAGCGTGCCGTTCCAGAAGCCGCGCCTATGCCAGAAGCCCGACGCCACGTCGTAGAGGAGCGAAGCGCCGCGGCCCCCGTACGCGTTGGGGAAGTCCCAGCGGGGGAAGGTATGGCCCTGTTCCTGGTAAGCGTAGCCCGTGGTTGCCGACAAATCCCCGAAGCTCGCGATCAGCTTTTCGATCGCGTGCGTGGAAATCCGCTGCGGAGTATAGCCATTGGCGCGCCATATGATGCCCTGCCCGTCCGCGTTGCCGCCCAGCCAGAAAATCGTGTTATCGCAGCGGAACGCCCCGTCTACCGAGTCGCCCGCGCCCTGTTCCATGTAGGCCCCGTCGAGCCGCGTGAACGGAAACGTCGCGGTGCCGGAGTCGACGTAAATCTCGCCGTGGTTATTGCCGAGGAACCAGATCTGGCGATGATCGACCACCATGGTCGTAATGTTGCCCGGTTCGCCTTCGACGTCCCCGAAGTCGAGTGGATCCCAGTTCATGACGTCGTTAAGCCCCGAAATGGCGAAGGTTTGCGAGTTCGGTTCGAGGACGATGTACTCGCCGTCGAGGAAGCCGCCCTTGGTCGCGCCGATGGGAAACGCCGGAGCGGTGATACGGGTGAGCGTGTTCGCCTTCAGGTCGAAGCCATAGCCCAGCCCGGCGACGAGAACGAGCAACTGAGTTTCGCCCGGAACGATCTGCGGCCGCCGATCGCCCGGCAGCGTCCCGTACGAGACCTTCGAACCGTCCGCCTTGATCTCGTAGAAGACGTTCGAAGCGCCGGTTTGGAAAATCGCAAACCCTCGATTATTGAGGGAACACTCCGCGCGGACGCTCGACGCGCCGGTGACCGAGCAGAACGCTTGGAAGCCCGGCTTGGACCGCATCACGTAACTGGCCTTGGTCTGGCCCTGCTGCGACTCGACGTTCTCCGAATACCAGTTCCACGCCTCCTCGGCGTCGGCTTGCTGGACCGGAGCCAGGTACGTGCCGCCCAGGAATCCCGGAAATTTGGCCATCGCCTACGCGCCCGAGGGCGGACCCCCAGTGAAGTAATTGAAGTCGCCGCGCGGCCGCCCGCGCGTGCCCCAATCGGCCGATTGCGTGCGAGGACTCAGCGCGTTATTACTCTGGAGCGCGGCCCGCGCCGCCGCCGCGCGTGTCTTCAGATCCGCCGAGGGCGGCTTCATGTAAGGCCCCTGCGAATGTTCGGCCAGCGTGAGCACGGCCGCGAGTTCGTAGCCTTGCGGAGCCACGAAAGGAGTCGTCAGATTCAGGGGCGTTTGCCCGAGGACGGTGCGCTCCTCGATCCGCACCTGGTAGGCGAAGTTCGGCACCGGCCAGAAGTAGATCGCGCCGCTCGGGAAGTTCGGCTCGTAATAGTAATCGGTCGGAACGTTGGTCGTGAGCGGCTTGACGGAATTGTTGGCCCACCAGACCTTGTCGCGCGGGTTGAGAGCCAGGTCGACCACGGGCGACTGATTGTTGAGCACCAGCGAAATCGAATCGATGCTGGTCGGCCGCGTCGCTCCGGCCGGAACCGTGGCGAAGTCCGGACTGGTCAGGCCAGGCCCGATGAGCGTCGGCTGGTGATTGGGCGTGAGCGTGTAGAGATTGAACGTCTGCGAATAGGCGAAGATGCGTTTCGCCGCCCACGAATCGATAATGCGGGAGAGACGGCGCGCGCCCTGCTGCATGTCGTCCGCTTGCAGCGGATCGTTCGGGTTGTAGACGTTGATCTCAACGAGTGCGTCGAAGATCACATCGCGCCACGTGCTCATAGAGGGACTCGCTTACTTCGCCGCGCGTTTGGCTTTGGGCGCTGCCGGAGGAGGCGCGCTTCGCGCGTCGCCGTCCACGTCGAACGAGGCAGCCGCGGGAACGGGCACAAAGGGTTTCCGCTGCCAGCCATGCGCGAGAGCTTCGGCGAGCTCTTCCGCGTCGTGCGCCAGGCGATTGATGCCTTTGGCGTGGTGGTAAACGGTGGTCGGAAACGCCTGATGAATGTACTGCTTCTTCGGCGGATCGTTCAGGTCGAATTCCTTGCTTTCGTTGCGGTTCGAGACATCGTGCTGGAGCACGAGTTCCCGCATCCGCTCAATTTCTGAGGCGGTGAGGCCATTGCTGGTAGGAGTCATAGGTTGAGTGGGAATGCCCAGGAGCGCGGCGTGCGCTTCGAGCTTTTGTTCTTTGGTGAATTTGCGGTTATTGCCGCGCGTGCGAAACCCGCGCGCTTCATACAGAGGCATAAAGGGAGGGAGCAGCGCGTCCGCTACCCCCTTGAAAGGCGCTTAGTAACTCGGGAAGAACGGCTTCGCCGCGTGCGGATCGTAGGTGAAGCACAGCGTCTTGCTCACCAGGACCGTCGAGACCAACGCGATGTTTCCCGCAGTGGTATCGGTGAAGACCCCATCGGGAATCACGCAGAAGGTTTGCCCGGCCGTCGGATTGAATCCCACGGGAATGCCCCAGCCGGTGATGGCGTTGGTTCCGCTGATGTGGAACAGCGGACCTGTCGGCGTGTTGACTCCAGCAGCGGAAGCAACCACCGCCGTCGAGTTCGGCGGAACAGTGTTATTGCCCCAGCCAGCCCCCACTTGTCCGTTGATGCCGCAGAGCCATTGCAAGCCATTGGTGAGGTTGACCACGGGCGTATATTGAAACACGCCCGTCCCGTTGGCGCAGGAGCCCTGCGGGTCTTTCGTCACGAACGCGATCGCGGGACCGTACAGGACGCCCGCGCCCGTAACGTGGGCACTCGCGCGCGTGCCGTTGCCGCCGCGCTGCACGACGACGGTGTTGGCGTTGAGCACCTGTTCGACCGGCATCGACTCCTGATCGACATACAGGAGCGTAGTGCCGGCCACCATGCCGGTGGTCGAGGCGACCGAGAACTGCCGCGTGACGGTGGAAGTGATCGCCGCGCTGAGGGTGGTTTGAGTAAGCGCGGTCTGCGCGTCGGCGTGCGCGAAGGAGAACAGCACCGCCAACGAAAAAAGAAGCGAACGAAGAAATTTGTTCATGATGATTTTTCCTTGGATTGAAATTCAAAAGGGATACTGCCCAAAAAGGCAGTACCCCCGGTTGGTGGTTAGGCCCCAGCGACGCAGACGGCGCCGTTGTCCTGATACAGGTTGCCCATCCCGATCAGCGAGTCCATGCGGTTGATCTGCATGCTGCGCACCGGGTCCCAGGCAAGCACTTTGCGCACCGAGATGCCCGTCTCTGGATCTTGCGCCTGGCCGCTCTGCTCGACGGCTTTCGGCACATAGAGCTTCGCGCCGACGAGCGCGAAGGCGAAGCGGGAAAGACCGAGAGCCACAGTGCCGCTCTTGCCGCTGGGCGAAGTGGTGCCCGGCCACAGCGTGAGCGCCGCGCCGTCAGCGGGCAAAGCGTCGACGTTCTGGTACTGGGAGCCCGGCCCGTAGATCGCGGGCAGGATGTTGATCGTGTTTGCCCCAGCCGCGAGGACGTAATCCTGCGTGGAGGTCCCATCGGTGAGATTGACCACGGGCGAGTACAGAAACAAACCCTGCCCATTCGTGCAAGAGCCCTGCGGATCTTTCGTCACGAAGGCGATGGCCGGACCGTACAGGACGCCCGCGCCCGAAACGTGGCCGCTTGCGCGCGTGCCGTTGCCGCCGCGCTGCACGACGACGGTGTTGGCGTTGAGCACCTGTTCGACCGGCATCGACTCCTG